TGTTCGCAACATTATAAAAGCACACGAGATTGCCGAGCAGTCATTAAAAGACCAGATAAGCACCTTAGAGTCTCTCCACACCGAAGAGTTGCGCTTACGCGATGAAGCCCTTGAGCAATACCGCATTGAAATGGAACAACTAGAATTAGAATACGAGGCGAGACAAGACGAGATAAAGGACTTAACGAGAGCAGAAAAAGAAGTTATAATAAAAGAGTTCAAACAAGACAAGGCTCTGATTATACAACGCCTTGAAGAAACCTATGGATTAAGATATGTTGAATAGCCTAATATTGCTTGCTCTGCTCTCGACCGCAAGCGCTGAAGACTTCACAGTTGTCTCGGAAGATCAACCCGCCCCCTTCGAGGGCGTTTTGCTTAGTGTGCCAGCCGTAGCAGAGGTATTGGCACAGCACGAAGAAATCAAAATGAAATGCGACCTTGAGATAGAATACCAACTTGATAAAGCAAACACACAATGCAAACTTGACAAGAATATACTTGAGGCAAGAATCGTAACACTTGAACAACAATATAAAGAAATCATAGCGCAAAAAGATCTTGTTATCAATAAGCAGCAAGCAATCATCAAGAAGGGCGCACCACATCGTAAGTGGCTATGGTTTGCAGGTGGTATTGTCTTAGGTGGTGCGAGTTACTACGGTATCGAACAGGCGACACAATGAAGCACGCAAACTTACCTTATCACATCTACGTGTGGGTAAACAACAAGTATCTTGGACCCAAGATGCCCGAAGGCTATACTTACGCTCTATGGCACGGCATACACTCTAGAGAGGGACAGATTCCTATGGCACACGTCTTGTTGGAAAGTGGTGCTCACTGGTCTGGACTACCGCTCCATGCGATGTCAAACTTTCACGGACCAAACACTTGGAAAGAAAAACCACACAACGATTTGATTCCTTGGTCTGCTATGGGTCCAAACATAGAGGCGTGGAACGCAAAGTATCTAGAAGGAATTGAGGTTGAGCTATTTCGCTATGGATGGAAAGGGCGACACACGGGGATAATAATTGATTGGACCAATGGCTTCGACCGCTACCCGCAAGAACATAAGCCACTGAACCTTGTTTCGCTTGATGATGGTCAGTTTGCCCTACAGCCAAATAACTATTGTAGGTTTAGAGACGACCACTTCATAGACGAAGCAAAATTTGAACAAACTAAATTCTATCGCAGAGGCGAACAAGTTTGGTGGGGTCAATGAGTAAAGATCCAGATTACATTGTTAGAGTAGAACAAGCCATCGCAGACAAGTATGGCGAAGAAGCAATCCAGAATCCTAAAGCAGAATGGGACGAGAACAAAGAGAAAGTTTATCTAGAACAGATGCGAGATCTCTATAAGAAACAAAAGAAAAACGACGCTGGCAACGATAAAGTAGAAGTAAATGGGATAAAGGTTTCAAGAAAACTACTTAATAGAGAATCCAAGACAGGGTGCCCTGTTTGTGGTGCCTTCTCACATTCTACCCGCGATGATGTATCGTTAGTAAAGTATGACTGCTGTTACAAGTGCTATATCAAGTGGGTTGAGGGAAGAGAAGGTAGATGGAAAGAAGGGTGGAGACCAAATGAAGGCTAATGAATTAAGAGAACTAATCAGAGAAGTTCTCAAAGAAGCAAAAGAAGAGCAAGCTGATATTGGCGATAAAAATGCTACAAAGCTAAAGACAGGCTCTATGTCTTCTTCGCAGAGAATCAAAACCTCAAGAGAAAGAATCAAAGATACAAGTGGCGAGTTCACTCCACAAGAGCAGAAAATTGTAGATCAGTTGGAAAAGTTTATTTCTGACCTCGCTGCAACCGAAGGTATTGATTTGTTACAGCATAGAACTTTTCTTGAAAGAGCTATGAAATTAATTCAACAAAGAATGGTAAAAAAACAATAAACTATTTATTTTAAAGGAACACTATACAATGGCAACAGTTTACGAAATCGTTCAAGGCTTATCACAAGCCGCAGCAAACGCCTACGATGGCGCTATGACCGAAGATGGCGAGCCTGTCAAGGCAGGACTAAAGAGAGAGGAAGGTAATCCTCTTATTGATAAGCGTGTTATGGACGGCTTCAATGTGAAGTTTCACGGTAACATTATGAGACTTTCATATATGTCAGAAGTGCAACTTAAAGAAGTATACGCTAACGGCTTTGAGTCTGATGTCGAATCACAAATGAACGAGATTGTTAAGTTTCTCAAGAAAGAAGCACGCAAGATTACAGGCTCCACTCCCTCGCTAACTAAGCAAGGCGAGATTGACATTCGTGTAGAGAACTCATCCCGCGTCCGATCTTGGGTCACCGCTGTTATGGAATACAAGATTGGTGGCATGGAAGAGGTTGCAGTTGTTGGCGAAGCCACAGAGGATAAACTTGCTGCTGGTTGGGAAGCATTCATGAAGCAGGGCGGTCTTGGCAAGCGTCCCCCAAACGACAAGAGACCCAAAAATTCTGGTAAGAAAGAATAAAGAAAGATGAATGCCAAGATTAACGAAACAACAAATACTCAAAGAAGTTGTTAAGTGCGGTAAAGATCCTTCTTACTTCCTGAAAAACTATGCCCGCATTTCTCACCCGATGCACGGGCTTATGTTGTTTAAGACATATGATTATCAGGATAAGCTGCTAGAAGATTTTAACGACTATCGTTTCAACATCATCAACAAGGGTCGCCAGCTAGGTATCTCAACGATTACCGCTGGCTACATTGTTTGGATGATGCTGTTTCACCGTGACAAGGCTATCCTTGTTATGGCAACCAAGTTTGAGACAGCAGGCAACTTGGTTCGCAAAGTCAAGAACATTATGAAGAACCTTCCTGACTGGATCAGGATTGCGAACATTACAACTGACAACCGCACGTCTTTCGAGTTATCAAACGGTTCTTCTATCAAGGCTGCTTCTACCTCTGGTGATGCTGGTCGTTCTGAAGCACTATCACTTCTTGTTCTTGACGAGGCTGCACACATCGAAGGGTTAGAAGAGTTGTGGACTGGTCTATACCCAACACTATCAACGGGTGGTCGCTGCATTGCGATCTCAACACCAAACGGTGTTGGTAACTGGTTCCACAAAACTTGCACAGGTGCCGAGAGTAGTGAAAATAATTTCCATCTCACAACGCTTATGTGGGACGTTCACCCTGACAGAGATGAAGAATGGTTTAAGAAAGAAACCAAAAACATGTCCAGAAGACAGATTGCGCAGGAGTTGGAGTGTAACTTCAATACTTCTGGCGAAACTGTTATTGATCCAGACAACATGGAATGGATTATGGCTAACATTAGAGAGCCAAAGCACAAAACCGGATTTGACAGAAACTTTTGGATTTGGGAAGAATACGACCCAACTTGCAATTATCTTATGGCTGCAGACGTTGCTAGAGGCGATGGTGCTGACAGTTCTACGTTTCATATTCTAAAGCTTGAAACAATGGAGATCATTGGCGAATACATGGGCAAGCCAACGCCTGACCTTTATGCGAACATGCTTAATCAAGTAGGTAGAGAGTTTGGTAACGCCATGATGGTTGTAGAAAATAATTCTATTGGCTATACAGTTATAGATAAGTTAGTAGAGTATGGCTATCCTAATCTTTATTACTCTATCAAATCTACACACGAATACATTGACCAACACCTTGGCGAGCATAAGTCTGGTGCTATCGCTGGTTTTTCCACTACAAGCAAGACCAGACCCCTCATTGTAGCCAAGTTGGAAGAGTTTGTGAGAAACAAACTAGTTAAGACGTATTCTTCACGTTTAGCAAACGAGTTCCGCACTTTTATTTGGTATAACGGGAAGCCACAAGCCATGAGGGGCTACAACGATGACTTAGTGATGGCTCTTGCGATTTGTTGTTGGGTTAGAGATACTGCCCTCCAGACAAACGCCCGAGACCTAAACTATCAAAAAGCATTCGTAGATTCGATTATGACTTCCAGAACTACCCTAAATACACAGATAAGAGGACAAATTGGCTACACAGGTAATGATACTACTAGTAAAATGAATGAAGCAAAAAATTTATATTCACAATATATGTGGATTATTAAGTGAGAAAATAAATGGCACCACAAAATCCCAAACAAGGTAGTAACCCAGCAAATAGAGATTCACAGCTTTTTAAGTCTTTGACTCGCCTGTTTTCTGGACCTATCATCAATTACCGCTCCGAATCCGGTCGTAAGATTCGTAGACAGCATCTTGATAAGTATTCTACAAGATTTAAATCAGCATCAGGACAGCAGTTCAAGAAGCAATCTTACAACCCGTTAGACACAATTGCTGCAAATGCTATTGCAAACCAGCGCAGGTCAGAGCGTTACATCGACTTTGACCAGATGGAATACATGCCAGAGTTGGCTTCTGCTCTCGACATCTACGCAGACGAGATGACCACATTCTCTGCTCTATCTCCAATGTTAAACATCAAATGTCGTAATGACGAGATTAAAGCTGTTCTAAACATACTTTATCACAACATCATGAACATTGAACACAACTTGTTTGGGTGGTGCCGAACAATGTGTAAGTATGGCGACTTCATTCTTTATCTCGACATTGACGACAATGTTGGAATCAAATCTACAATTGCCTTGCCACTACAAGAAATAGAAAGGCTAGAGGGCATGGATGCAACAAACCCAGATTACATACAATACCAGTGGAACTCTGGTGGTATGACTTTTGAGAACTGGCAGGTCGCACACTTCCGCATTCTTGGGAACGATAAGTATTCACCATACGGAACATCTGTTCTTGAACCTGCCCGCCGCATCTGGCGTCAGCTTACTCTTATGGAAGATGCAATGATGGCTTATCGTATTGTTCGTTCTTCTGAACGTAAGGTTTTCAAGATTGATGTTGGTGCTGTCCCTCCGCAGGAAGTTGAACAATTTATGCAAAAGATTGTGTCACAGCTAAAGCGCCATACAATTGTTGACAAAGATACTGGTCGTATTGATCTTCGATACAACCCACTGTCAATCGAAGAAGACTACTACATTCCTGTCCGCGCTGGTTCTGTTACAGACATTCAGAACCTCGGTGGTGGTCAGAATACGACTGCGATTGATGACGTTAAATATCTTCGCGACAAGCTGTTCTCTGCTATCAAGATTCCACAGGCATATCTCACAATGGGTGAGGGCGCAACAGAAGACAAGACCACTCTTGCAACGAAAGACATTCGCTTTGCTCGTACCATTCAGAGACTCCAGCGCTCTATTCTTCACGAACTAGAGAAGGTTGGAATTATTCACCTTTACACTCTTGGATACAGAGGCGAAGATCTTCTTAACTTCAAGCTATCTCTCAACAATCCAAGTAAGATTGCTGAATTACAAGAACTTGAACACTGGAAGAGCAAGTTTGATATTGCTGCTTCCGCTACCGAAGGTTACTTCTCTCGCCGTTGGGTTGCAGATAACATCTTTGGAATGTCTCACGAAGAATTTCTACGTTGTCAGCGCGAACAATTCTACGACCGCAAGCATGACACAGCCCTTGAGAGTGTTGCTGAAGCTGCCGCAGCAGGCGGTGGAGAAGCCGGTGGTGGAGGTGGGCTTGATCTCGGAGGCGGCGACGAAGGAGGCGGCTTAGACCTCGGTGGTGATGAAGGTGGTGGTGACCTTGACCTTGGGGGCGGCGATGACGCTGGTGGAGATGAGGGCGGCGAAGAGTCAGCCCTACTGGCAGCGCCTCCCGGCTCGCGTGACTCACCTCGACTTGCCAAGTCTCTTGGGAAGCGTGCGAGATCAGGTAAAAAGTATGTCACTAAGGGCTCCAAGGGCAAAGCATACCAAAAGGTAGCCGTAGATAAGCGCCCATCCGGTGCAAGAACACGTAACTACTCAAGCATTCCAACGCCCGAGATGAACACTTACAGAACAAATAATCTTGGTGCCTCAGAGTTAAGAACACTATCAAGAGGCATTTATGAAGAACAAGACCCTATTTATCTAAGAGAACAGGAAGAAGAACAAGCTCTTCTTGAGGTTGATAACTCTGTCAAGTTCTTGCTTGAGTCACTAGATAATAAGGTAACGGAGAAGATTGATGAAGAATAAACACAACAAAAAGAGAAACACTGCTTTTGTTTTTGAAGCACTTGCTCGCGAAGCAACTGTTGCTATTATCAAGGGCGACAACGATCGCAAAGCAAAAGTAGTGTCAATTGTTCGTAAGCACTTTACAGGCGATTCATTACTCAAGAAAGACCTAGAATGCTACCGCTCACTCTACGAAAATCAGAACCTAGATGAAACCACTAGTAAAAAAATTGTAGAGGCTGTGATGGCTGCTAAGCGCCTTATCGACCCCGATGGACTATTCAAGCAGCAAACAGAAATCATCAATGACATCAACAAGGAACTCAGTCCTGCCACATTCAACAACTTTGTGCCAAACTATAAGTCATTGGCTACTATTGCAAAGATGTTTAATACAAGCTCACCCAAGCAGGCTGTAATGTTGGAGTCAAAGATTGTAGAAGGCATGACTGGTATTATTGAAGAGCAGACAATGCAGCCTATTGATGCGATTACATTTACTACATTTACCAAGAAGTTTAACAACAAGTATGGCGACTCTTTACTTCGAGAGCAAAAAGAATTATTAAACCACTACATCTCATCATTCTCTACCGATGATTTGGAAACAAAGATCTACCTCAATCGCGAACTCACAAGATTGAAGGAATCCCTTGAAAAAGCAAAAGAAGTTGAAGAGGTTGCTGCTGATCAAGAAATGATTAGAAAAACAGAGTTAGTCAAGGAGCGCCTTGCAGCTTTATCAAACGAAACTAACTTGACAGAAGCAACTCTCTTCACAATCTTGAAGACTCAAGAACTCGTAAAGGAAATCTACGACGATGGCAGTAACAGTTAGAATTGTCCCAGTACCAGAACCGGTCAAGGTACAATCAA